CCCCGAAGCCACGACCCCCGCCCCGGCCGCCACGCCAGCGCCCGCCGCAGCACCAGCAGCAGCAGCAGCACCAGCAGCAGCAGCAGCGCCGGCATGGCACGCAGCGCTGCCCCAGGATTTGCGCGGCAACCCGGCCCTGGCGAAGTATGCGCCGGAGGCGACGGAAGCGCCGTTGGCCGACCTGGCCAAGGCGCTGGTGAGCGCGCAGGAACTGGTGGGCCGCAAGGGCGCGATCGTGCCCAAGGACGGCGATGCGCCCGAGGTGACCGCGGCGTGGCGCAAGGCCATCGGCGTGCCCGAGACTGCCGAGGGCTACACCATCGCGCGGCCCGAGACTGTGCCCGAGCTGCTGTGGAGCGACGACACCGCCAAGGCGTTCGCCGGCATCGCGCACGAGGCGAACCTCACGCCGGCGCAGGCGCAACTGGTGGCCGGCAAATACCTCGAGATGCAGGCCGCCGACATGGCGCGGCTGGCCGAGGCGGGCCAGGCCAGTGTTGCCGCGCTGCGCACCGAATGGGGCCAGGCCTACGAAACCAAGACCGCGCTGGCTGCACGCGCCGCGGCGGCCTACCTGCCGCCAGAGGTTCTGGACCTCGTGCTGCCCACCGGCACGCGGCTGGGCGACCTGCCGGCCATGGTGAAGGCCTTCGCGCAGATCGGCGCCGCGTCGGCCGAGGACACCGCGCCCGGCCTGGGCACCGGCCGCAGCGCGCTGCTGACGCCCGACGAGGCCAGGATCGAGAGCCAAAGGCTGATCGCGCAGATGCAAGACATGTCGAAGTTCCATCCCGACTATGAGGCCCTGCAAGCGCGGCTCGATCAGGTGCAGAGACAGCGGGCCGCCTGAAACGGGTGCGCTGCACCCGCGCCGGGGCTTTGTGCTTGACCGGCGCGGGGGCGGCTTCGCAAGGATGTTCCCGCAAGCGGACACCCGCCTAGCGGCCCGCTGACCGCGCGGAAAGACGCGCCGCCAGCCGACGCATCGGCCAGGCCGCGGACCCCGCTAGGGACACTCCCGCCGTTCCGTTCAACGTTACGAACAGGAGCCGGGCAATGTCCCTCCAAGTCGAAACCGCCTGGGTCAACACCTTCAGCGACAGCTTCATGCTTCTGGCCCAGCAGAAGAAGTCCAAGCTCATGCCCACCGTGGACGCTGAGCCCGTCAAGGGCGAGTATGCGTTCTTCGACCAGATCGGCCAGGCCGATATGGTCCAGCGCACCTCGCGCCACGCCGACACCCCGTTCACCCCCGTGCCGCACGACCGCCGCCGGCTGTCCATGACTGACTTTGAGTGGGGCGAGATCATCGACAGCCAGGACATGGTCCGCACGCTGAAGGACCCGAAGTCGGCCTACGCGCTGGCCGCCGCTGCCGCCGCTGGCCGGCGCATGGACCTGTCGATCATGCAGGGCATCTTCGCCGACGCGCAGACCGGCAAGACCGGCGGCACCACCGTGGCGTTCCCGGCCGCGCAGCAGATCGCGGTGGACTACGTGGAAACCGGCAGCGCGACCAACAGCTTCCTGACCATCGGCAAGCTGCGCGCCGCGCGCACGCTGCTGGAGGAAGCCGAAAACGATGAGGACGAGGAGCTGACCATCGTGGTGTCTCCGCGCCAGAAGCAGGAGATGCTGCGCAGCACCGAGGTGACCAGCGCCGACTTCAACCCCGACGTGCGCAAGGAAATCGAAGGCCTGAAGAACGGCACGGTGAAGAAGTTCATGGGCTTCAACTTCGTGACCGTCGCCCAGAAGCGGATGCTGCTGGACGGCAGCGGTCGCGTGCGCGTGCCGGTCTACGCCAAGAGCGGCGTGAAGTTCGGCATCGGCGAAGCGCCGGTGAGCAACGCCGCCCCCGACCCCACCAAGGGCTACAACATCCGGCTGCACACCAAGTGCACCTTCGGCGCGATCCGGATGGAAGAGGCCAAGGTGGTCGAAATCAAGTGCCTGGCCTCGTAAGGCCCGGCACGAAAGGAGCATGAACCATGCCGGCTTCAATCTTTCCGGCCTTCGCGCTGGGCAACCTGCAGAACTTCGCCCTGACCGGCGGCAAGAAGCGCACCATGATCGAGCGCTTCACCCTCGCCTCGGACGCGGTGGGCACCTATCCCATCGGCGTGCCGCTGCGCGCGGGCATCGTGCCGATCCGCTTCTTCCTCACCTCCACCGTGTCGCTTGGCACCACGCAGGTCGCCATCGGCGTTGCCGGCGCCACCGGCAAGTATCGCGCGGCGGCGGTCTTCACGGCGGTGGAAACGCCCACGCCGTTCGGCCTGGTGGCCGCGTGCGGCATTCCGCTGGCGGCGGCCGAGCAGCTGCTGATGACCACGACGGTGGCGGCGCTGCCGGCGAGCGGCACGCTGATGATTGATCTGGAATACGCGGACAACAGCTAACCGGGCGAGGGCGCGATGGCGACCAGCGAGGTCGAGGTCGTCAACCGCGCCCTTGACCACCTCAATGCCGCCCCGGTCGTTGACCTGGCGGCCGACGTGGAGGAGGCCCGGCGGATGCGTCGGGCCTTTCCCATTGCCCGCGATGCGGTGCTGCGGGCCTACCCCTGGAACTGCGCCCGCCGTCGCGTGAAGCTGGCGGCCGACGCCACCGCCCCGGTCTTCGGCTACGGCAAGCAGTTCCCGCTGCCCGAGGGGCCGCTGCCGCTGCGCTGCCTGCGCGTGCTGCGGGTGGGCGACATGCCCGACCACACCGGTTGGCGGGTCGAGGGCCGCTACCTGCTGACCGATGAGGGCGGCCCGCTGCAGATCGAGTATGTGGGCCAGCTGACCGACGTGGCGCAGTGGGACGCGCTGCTGGTCGAGGCCATTGCCTACCGCCTGGCCGCCGATGTGGCCTGGCCGATGACCGGCAGCGAGAGCCGGCGCGCGGCAATGATGGACGGCTACCGCACGGCCATGATCGAGGCGCGGCGCATCGACGCGCGCGAGCAGAGCCAGGACGAAAAAGTGATCTCCGACACCCGGCTGACCGAGCGCTTCTGATGGCGCGGTCGGTCCCGCTGCTTTCCAGCTTCAACGGCGGCGAGATTTCGCCGCGGCTGTATGGCCGCGCGGACATCGCGAAATACATCTCATCGTGCCGCCGGCTGGAGAACTTCGTGCCGCTGATCGAGGGCGGCGTGACGCGCCGGCCGGGCACGCGCTACGTGGCCAGCACGAAGGCCGACGCCGTGGTGGTGCTGATCGGGTTCGTGTTCTCGACCGAGCAGGCCTATGCGATCGAGGCCGGCGCCGGGTATTTCCGCTTCTACCGGAACGGCGCGCCGATCGAGAGCAGCCCCGGCGTGCCCTACGAGATCGCCTCGCCCTACGGCGCCGCCGACCTGGCCGGGCTGCGCTGGGTGCAGTCGGCCGATGTGCTGTATCTGGCGCACCCGAACCATGCGCCGCGCAAGCTGAGCCGCACCGCGCACACCGCGTGGACGCTCACCACCATCGCCTTCCTCGATGGCCCCTACCTGCCCAAGAACGCCGGCGACGTGACGTTCACGTCCAGCGTGGCCACGGGTGCGGGCACTCTCACCGCCAGCGCTGCCACCTTCGTGCTGGGCGACGTGGGGCGGCAGGTGCGGCTGGAAAGCGGCACCACCAAGGGGTGGGGCAGCATCACCGGCTTCACCTCGGCGACGGTGGTGAACTGGACGGTGGCCACCGGCGAAACCGTGCCGACCGCAGCCACGAAGGAATGGCGGCTGGGCGCCTTCGGCGACACGCGCGGCTTCCCCGCCGCGGTGACGTTTCACCAGGACCGGCTGTTCTGGGGCCGCACGGCGCAGCGCCCGCAAACGCTGTGGGGCAGCGTGGTCGGCGACTATGAGCGGCACCGGCCCGGCGCGAACGCCGACGACGCGCTGAACCTTACGCTGAACGCCAACACGGTGAACGCCATTGCCTGGCTGGACAGCGGGCGCTACCTCACGGCGGGCACCACCGGCGGCGAGTGGCCGATCCGTGGCGACGAGGCCAGCGGGCTGACCGCCACGAACGCGCGCACCGATCAGGACACGACGGTGGGCAGCGCCGAGGTGCCCGCGCTGCGCATCGACGCGGTCACGCTTTTTGTCCAGCGGGCAGGGCGGCGGCTGCGCGAGCTGATCTTCGACTTCAACAGCGACAACCTTCAGGCCAACGACCTGACCACCCTGGCGGGCCACATCACCCGCGCCGGCATCGTGCGCATGGCCTACCAGCAGACGCCTTGGCGCATCGTGTGGATGGTGCTGGCGGACGGCGCGCTCATCGGGCTGACCTACATGCGCGAGGAAAAGGTGGTGGCTTGGCATCGCCACCCGCTCGGCGGCGCGAATGTGCGGGTGCTGTCGCTGGCCGTGATCCCGGCGGCGACGCAGGACGAACTCTGGCTGGTGGTGGAGCGCACCGTGGCCGGCGTGACGCGCCGCTTCGTCGAGCGCATGGAACCCGAGTTCATCGGCGACACCGAGGCCGAGAAGCGCGAAGCGTTCTTCGTGGATGCGGGCCTGTCCTACAGCGGCGCGCCGACCACGACCTTCACCGGCCTGGCGCACCTCGAGGGCGAGACGCTGGCCGTGCTGGCGGACGGCAAGCCCACCACCGCGCTGGTCGCGCTGGGCCAGATCGTGCTGCCGTTCGCCGCGGCGCGCGTGCATGCCGGCCTGCCGTTCACGTCGGTGCTGGAAACGGTGGACCTTGAGGGCGGCGCGCAGGACGGCACCAGCCAGACGCGCGCGCGGCAAATCCACCGGCTGGCTGTCAGACTGTATCAGACCATGGGCTGCATCGTGGGCTGGCGGCGCGGCGCGCAGAGCGGGCGCGAGCGGATCGTGTTCGCGACCGACGCCGACCCTATGGACAACAGCCCGGCCCTGTTCACGGGCGACAAGCCGGTGACTTTCCCGGCGCTGGCTGACCGCCAGGCCATCATCGTGGTCGAGCAGGATCAGCCCCTGCCTTGCACCGTGACCGCGCTGGTGGTCACGCAGAATGTCGGGGATTGAGAGCATGTGCCTGCCCTACCTGGCCATGGCTGCCATGGCTGCCTCCTCGCTCTACTCCGGGGTTTCGCAGGGCGCGGCGGCGCGCGGCAACGCCAACCAGCTCGACGCGGCGGCCGGCGCTGCGGTCGATGCGGCGGCGGCGAACGAGGCCCGGCAGCGCACCGCCAACCGCGTGCGGATGGGCCAGCGGCGCACGGCGACCGGCGCCAGCGGCTTCACCACCGAGGGCAGCGCCGGCGACGTGATGGAGTTTGAGGCGGCGCAGGCCGAGCTCGACGCGCTGACCATCCGCTACGGCGGCGCGGTGCAGGCACAGAACTACCGGACGCAGGCGAAGGCGCAGCGGCGCGCGGCCACGAGCTATGAGATCGGCGGCCTCCTCGGCGCCGGCGGGTCCATTCTGGCGGGCGGCGCGAGGCAGGGCTGGTTCGACGGCGGCACCGGCGGCCAGTTCAGCGTCGGCAAGCTGTTCGGCAGCTCTGCCGGCGGCGGGTTCAAGAGCGGAGCGGCGGCACCCTGATGGCAACCGAAATCCCGATCTTCACCGCCCGCACGGGCGTTCAGGCCCCGCAGCCAGTGCTTCAGGACCCGCGCCAAGCCGGCGCGCTCGGCGCCATGGTCGGCAAGGCGGTATCGGACCTCGAGGCGGTCGGCGAGCGGGTGCAGGCCGGCGTGCGCGTGCGCGCCCTGGCCGAGGCCGCCAACGCGATCGGCGAGTTGCAGGTCGAGGTCGACGCCGCGCGCGACCCGTCGACGATCGGC